CGAGTATACGCAATGCTGGTGGCATCATAGTATGGGTGAAACGTGGACAGTTGCCAGAGTGGTACGATACCGCTGTTAGGGCAAACTCTGGAATTTTACCCGATCAAGAACTGCTAAAACGTATCGGAATCCATGCCAGCGAAACAGCTTGGGTAGGCACTAAGTTTGATGCTGAACTTGATAATAACGGATCAATAGATCAGCTATATCAACAGGTTAAAAATCTGCTACCAAATCTCCCTGACGCCAAGTAACACCTTCTTTCTGAAGAGTACGTTGACAATTAGCACAGATTGTTTTAAGGTTAGTCGGACGGCAATTTTCTAGATTGCCGTCTATATGATAGACATTAAATTGTTCCGGATGCTTGCTTTTGTATCCGCACTTTTCACAAAATTCTTTTTTCTTATAACCCAGCTGAGCCCATCTGGGTTGTTTAGGCGTAGCTCCGCGAGCGCAGGTGTCGCACTGACTCCTATAAAAAGTTTTCTTTGCTTTGTGATAATTTATAGCACAAGGCCTTTCTCCACACGATTTACATAAAGAACGCATATAGTATTTATTAACCGCCCTTTAGATGCCCTTTTCTGGATGCTATTACAGCCCGGTTTTTCAATTTACCGCTAAATATTAACAGCAGATTTAATCCAGGAGATTTATCAGATGGCAACATTAAATTCACCAGGCGTAGCAGTTACAGTAATCGACGAGAGTTTTTATACTCCCGCTGAACCAGGAACAACTCCTCTTATTGTAGTAGCTACCGCTGAAAACAAAACAAACGGCTCGGGCACAGGAACCGCCTTAGCTACAACCAAAGCTCAATCAGGGAAAGCCTTTAGAGTTACTAGCCAGCGCGATCTAGTAGATCTTTTTGGTGTACCGTTTTTTGAGAAGACCGCAAGTGGCAGTCCAATACACGGCGGAGAAAGAAATGAATACGGTCTATTAGCAGCTTACAGCTATTTAGGCGTAAGCAATTCTGCTTTTATTGTTAGAGCAGACGTTGACTTAGGTCAATTGGAACCATCAGGATCGGCCCCGGGAGCAGAACCAAAAGACGGCCAATGGTGGATAGATACACAAGCAACAGCTTGGGGTATTCAAGAGTGGAATGGTAGCCTAGCTACTTCTAGCAACAAGCTAGGACAGAAATTTACAACTAAAACACCAATCGTTTTAGATAGCAATAGCTCTGCTAAAGTCAACAGCGGAACCCCAAGAGCATCAGTTGGTGTTCCTGGTGATTATGCTGTAGTATTAACTGATAACTCCGATGCTGGATATTTTTATAAAAATGCCGACAACGCTTGGTGTAAATTAGGTTCGCCAGAATGGGCAGCTAGCTGGCCAACTATCGAAGGTACTAGAATTTCAACCGGAGCTGTTACAGGCAGCGGTGTTATTCGAGTTAACAACGACCCAGATCAACTTATCACAATTAACTCAGCAGCATCATTATCGACAATTGCTACTCAACTTTCAGCAATTCAAGGCATTGTAGCTACTGTTGTTGACAACAGAATTTATGTTTATTCAACTGGTGACACTTCTAGCACAGACGACAGCACATATTCAACAGCTATTCGATTCTCAGACGAATCTGGAACAGTAGCAGCGCAATTAGGTATTGGCGGAACATGGTATTTTGCTCCAGCATTACAGATGACTTCGCATACACAAGTTCCAGCGTGGAAAACCACCGATGCTCAAGCACGTCCAACAGGTTCTGTATGGATTAAAACAACTGAACCAAACGGCGGAGCACGTATCAGAGCTAGTCGTTGGAATACAGGAACTAAAGTATGGGAAGCTGTTCAAGCGCCAATTTACTCTAGCGCAGCAGCATCGCTATACTCGTTAGACAGAACAGGCGGCGGCTTAAACCTACCAGTTAACGCATTATTCCTACAATCAAATTCAACCGAACAGTCTGGTTCAGACGCAACTCCAGCTGAAGCAGATTTAAGAATTTTCCGTAGAGCAGGAACAGGCGCTACAGTTATTGTAATGGCAGCAGGAGCAAGTGTTGCTGAAGGCTCGTTTACTATATCTGAATACGTAAGATCTTCAGGTACAATGTCTAGCCCAGTTACAGTTACTATTGATACAGCTGGCACTCCTACTGTACAAGATGTAGCAGCAGCTATCAACGCTAAAGGGTTGGCTCACACTAAGGCTGACGTTTCTGCGCAAGGCGAGTTGATTATTTCTCACGCTACAGGCGGCGACATTAGATTTGTTGACGTAGCTGGCGGCGTTATCGGCGGCTTGTTTACAGGCACAAACAACTTCTACACAGCACCAGCAGGCGCAGGAGCTGATGCTTATATTGCTTCTAACTGGCAACCACTAGCTACAGCAACATTTAAAGCAACTGGTGATGCTCCACTAAACGAGCCAGTAGACGGACAACTATGGTACAATCCAGAGTTCTCAGAAGTTGACATTATGGTTCATGACGGTGAAACATGGGTTGGATATCAGAACGCATTCTCTGGAACTAATCCAGAAGGTCCAATTGTAGCTGCTAGCAAGCCAACAACACAAACTGATGGAACACCGTTAGTAAATGGTGATTTATGGATCAGTACTGCTGATCTAGAAAACTTCCCAACAATTTATCGTTGGAGTAGCGATACTCTTTCATGGTCAATTGTTGACAAAGCAGATCAAACAACTGAAGACGGTGTATTGTTTGCCGATGCTCGCTACGGTTCAAGTGGCGCAGATGGTAACACAGCAGCTTCTATTGTTGAATTACTAACAAGCGACTACTTAGACCCAGATGCTCCAGATCCAGCACTATCACCAAAAGGTATGTTGTTATGGAACACACGTAGAAGTGCTGGTAACGTTAAGCGTTACAGCAACGGACACATCGATACAACATTGGATAATGCTAGATTCAACGATGAATCAATGGCAGATTACGCAACAGATCGTTGGGTAACAGCCAGTGCTAACCAAGAAGATGGTTCTGGTACATTCGGACGTAAGGCGCAACATCAAGTTGTTGTTGCTGCTCTAAAGAGTGCTGTTGACACAAGTCAAGAAATTCGTGACGAAGAGCGTCGTAACTTTAACCTAATTGCTTGCCCAGGTTACCCTGAGCTATTAAGCAACTTGATTAACTTAAACTTAGATCGCGGTGTTACAGCGTTTGTTGTTGGAGATACTCCGTTCCGTTTAGCATCTGATGCTACAACAGTAACAAATTGGGGTACTAACGCAAACGGCGCACTAGACAACAACGAAACTGGTATTGTTAGCTATGACGAATACTGTGCTGTGTTTTATCCAAACGGATTTACTACAGATCTATCAGGTTCAAACGCAGTAGTTCCAGCATCGCACATGATGTTACGCACAATTGCTCTAAGTGACCAAGTTTCATACCCATGGTTTGCTCCAGCAGGTACAAGACGCGGTGGTATTACTAACGCAACAGCAGTTGGTTATATCGACAGCTTGACTGGTGAATTCCAACAAGTTAGTTTGAACGAAGGACAGCGTGACGTGTTGTACGAAGTTAAAGTTAATCCAATTACATTCTTCAATGGTGTTGGTTTAGTTAACTACGGTCAGAAAACTCGTGCTAAAAACGCAAGTGCTTTAGATCGCATTAACGTTGCTCGTTTAACAGTTTACCTACGTAGTCAGTTGAGCAAATTAGCTCGCCCATACGTATTTGAACCTAATGACAAGATCACACGTGATGAGATCAAGAGTGCTGTTGAGAGCTTGCTATTAGAATTAGTCAGCTTACGTGCTATCTATGACTTTGCCGTAGTATGCGACGAGTCAAATAACACTCCTTCTAGAATTGACAGAAACGAGTTGTATGTTGATGTAGCGATTGAGCCAGTTAAGGCAGTCGAGTTTATCTACATTCCACTACGTGTTAAAAATACGGGGGAGATCTAATTAGCATAGTGTTAGGGGTTGACTTCGGTCAATCCCGAGCATAAATACTAACATCGGAGCATAACATATATGGCCATTACATCATTAAATAATTACTCAGTACAACCGGCAGGTGCTAACAGCAACCAAGGTTTACTAATGCCAAAATTAAAATATCGCTTTAGAGTGATCTTTTTAAACTTTGGTGTGGAAACTAGCACAGAATTAACCAAACAGGTCGTTGATGTTTCGAGACCAAAGGTTTCATTCGAAGAAATGGAAATTCCAGTATACAATTCAAAAGTATACCTAGCAGGAAAATACACATGGGAAACTATG